TGGTCTCCTTTTGGAGATTATCAGTTCCTTATGGAACTGACGTTGCCCGCAGTCTAAAAGCTGTCTATGACAGCCACTGCACGTTCTCGTTAAAGAACTTCCGAAGAGAGCAAGGAGTAACTCTCAAAGGCAACTTCAACTCTTGTAAGAGTTGAGCGTGTCAGCCACGACTACAGTTTAAAGAAAACTGTTAGAACTGGTGTTTAGGACACCAACCAAACAAGAAAGAAAGGAAAATAAGGTTAGGCCTCAAAAGAAGCCAGATCCTTACGAATCTTTTCATTCAGGTCATCTCGTCTATCTAAAGCGGCTTTATAAGAATCAGACCACAACTTCTTAACCGCCTTAGCCTTGCATGATTTAACCACAGACTCATAGTCACCGGTATGATCGACAGAATACCGACCAAAAAACCTGACATATGAATCTGCGAGACGAGGAAAAACAGTATTACGCCAGTCTCTGAACCAACTTCCATCAGATCTCTCGGGAAGTTCTGGTTTACAGGGGTTTTTCTTCATAAAAACCTCAGCCCCGTTGGTCACGAACAACTCGGCATATCTGGCGAAATTCTCTGCATAGTAACCGCAAGCCGAAACGGCTATTCGGACGTCCATCTCAATATCCGGTTTACGCTGACGTAAACAGCAGTACTTGCAAAGCAAGCTCAAAGACTTCTCATCGAGCTTCTTTAAAAATTTCATCCTGTCACAAAAAGAAACGTAATGAGCTCGTAACACTGAGGGATCTTTCACAATCTTCCTCTTGCTCATACGCTGTATTTCTCTTACGGGGTCAGGAACCGATACCACACGCCCACCTGTAGTTTCCAGCAGATATTTACTACAGATGTAAGGCAGACTGGGCTCCATGACTTTAATCTCCATGTTGAAAAGAGATTGAAACAACAATGGCTCGAAGGAATGTTTCTCTCGAGAGATGAGTAGAGAATCGTCTCCAGAGAAGAAGCAATATTCCATCTTCGACAAGTCATAACAGTAAGCCATCATAGACATTGTCACCAGAGTGTTCCCGAAATACGTAAAAGCGTCACCAGTACGACGCTGAAATGAGACAGGAATTCCGACACCAGCATTTTTGTCGGAGAGATAGGACTGTCGGTGGAAATCAGACCACCAATTAGCCAAGGGCGCAGGAAAACCAAGCTTTAAAAGTATCTCCCTTTGAAATTCCAGATGTAACTCCCCTTGAGACTTATCGAATTTGCTAAGATCCGCCTCAAGGAAGTACTTATCATTAAGAACCATGTTCTTAATTTCAAGGGACGATAGTTTTCCCACTGGCACAATGAATCTTGATCTCAGATGCAAGATGAGATTTTCAAAACATGATGTGAAGAAGGGCGACCAGGCACTGGTTACAGCCTTACCATGAAAGGTAATGGTAGCCGGCACAGCTCGCTCAAGATGCAGAGTGTCATTGATAACCGGCTTAACATCGGTCTTTATCATATGTTTATAACTCTGCAAATTTCTTTCAGACATAACATTCACATCAACAAGATCTTTGTGCTTAGACCATTTTTTCTCATACTCAAAGGCTTTGGCCATGACATTCAAGTCACCTCTGAATAGATTTTCACAGCCAGGGTTTAAAAAGGTCTCAAAAAACCTCTGGCTTACCTCCGCGGCCACAGACTGGATATCAACATTATCAGCCAACTCAGGAACATCAGCATTCCTTTTCTTGAGGGCTGTTAACACAGTCTTCTGAGTCCCCACTCGCCGGGAGAACGAACCGATTTGCATCTTCGGTTCGTAATACTTGTCAGGATCTTTGTACCAATCGACACCACTCTGGGAGATCTTAATCCTCTCGAAATCAAGATTGTAATCTGCTATCTCCTCCAGAGCCTGCATATGACTGTCGTCAAAATATGCATGAGTGGGTAGCATTCGGTGTCCGGCACCTTCCAAAGCTTCACAACTTACCCTCTCGGTAAACCGAGGAGCCAAGGTGAGCTGTTCATCAGGTTCAGTCTCGGGGAGAGTATCTTCAAGACCCTCGACCATCTGCATCATGGGATTCTGCAGATCAAGCGTAAGTTGGTAGTTAGAGTTTTCAAGATCAAAAAACTCTCCGCTTGTAACCTGGAATCTGTCCGCCAGGGTGAACTCCACCACATCGGACTTTGAGCTGTCGCTGCATTCCTCCAGCTCGGGCATCTCAGCCAAATCATTTTCTTCAGTATTCACAGTCTGGAGATCTTTCTTACTAGTGTAATCAAGATAACCATCATCTGTGTCAACTGGCATCCAGTCATCACACTCCTCTTCATTAATGAAGGAACCTTCGATATCCAAATATAACATGCGGGCCATCTCAGGAGGTGGAATCAAGCCTTTGTGGCCAAAGGCTTCATTAAGCTCATACACCTGCTGGCAGCAAGAGGCCCAGCGTGCTTGGTCGAAGGGGGGTTGATATTCACCTGAAATCACCAAAGGCTTGACAGCATGCAAGAAACTGTCAAGGGTTCCCTCTGCCGTTATCTCTACTCTCGGTTCATCAACGACATCAGTCGAAATTTCGGCAGGAAGGTTCCCTAGTCGCTCTAAGGATTCATCAATCAACCACTGAAAACTGGGAATTTCGTACTCTTCACCGTTAATAAATCGAGACATAATTGGTAAATGTTGAATAAACACAACACAATTGAAACCGTAAGTCTACAAGGAATTGAACCTCGTTCTTGTGGTTTAC